GTTCTGTTAATTTAATAAGATTAGGTGGAGGTGGTGGTCTTGTGTTAGTACCAGTTTTAGAAACTTTAGTAGTTATTTTACCTGAAGTACCAACAGTTTTATTTAAATTTATCTGTTCTTTTTTAGATTTGCCCTTATGAGTAGTATGCTTTGCTAAAGCTGATTTTCCTGTCTTTAGTATACTTACTAGTCCCTGTTCAATATCTTGAGCTATAGTATTTGAGCCTTCAATATTTTGCATTAAAAATTTATCTCTAAGGGCTTTACTAGCCATTAGAGCAATTTTTCTTCTTAAATCAAAAAATATTTGCTTCTCTTGTTCAGAGAATTGCTGATTTAGATCAGAAGTATGTAAAGTTACAATAACAAATAAATCACCTAAAGTTTTTTCTCCTGCCTCTATTACTTGCGGAGCATTATTCTTAAAGCTATATTCAATATCTGCTTGTAACGCATATAATTTATTTAATGCATCTTCTGCGTACTTAGCTATAGGGCTACCTGTTAGCTCACCATATTCTATTAATCCAAACAATTTATATGCTAGAGGAGACACTGCTACAGGGGCTAATTCACCTGCCATAGCTGTATGGCCTATATCTGCTTTACTAATAAGTTTAGTTTTTACATCGCCTGTGGGGATACCTTTCCTATTAAGTACTTCGGTCTCCTCTTTGCGTAAACCAAAAATACTTTCAGATAAGCGAGGATCTTTAGATATTTTATCCGACACAAACTTTCGTATAGGATCTACCGACTTACCGATAAGAAACTGTCGTTCTGGTCCACCATTAATATAAATTAGATAAGGAGTTGAACCTTGAAAATACCCTCGGGGTATATCATCTATTGACTTATATGATCTAGGTGCTTTTTCTGCAACTACTTTTAATAATGTAGTATGAAAAATTTTAAAATCTTCTACATTATCTTTGTTATTTACTAATAAGCTATTATAACTGATATCAAGAATAGTAGGTCTTTTATCCAATACTTTTCTAGTATCTTCCTGTAATAATTGTTTTATTTCAGGATCTAGACTATTTATTAAATCATCTAAAGTTACTTGCTTTGCTGCCATTATGTAAAATCCGCCACATATTGATCTAATACACGCTTAATTGGTGCTGGTAGATTAGTAGTTGCAACATAACTAATTTGCGTAGTATTGGGATTTAAGTCCCGGCTACTGTGTACAGCACCATTATTGCGAGAATAGTACTCGATCAAGTCTAGTACAGCTAATTTTAAGTCGCCTGGAATTGTTTCATATCCTGCAAAATAACTTACTTTATATCCATTGACTGCTTCTGTAAATCCGCCAGTCCATAAACTAGTAATTGCGTCACCTTGAATAACCCAGTCTGTATATTTTATTAAATTTGTATATGTTTTGCCGTAGTCTGAACTATAGGCTACTGACGCTACTGTTACAAGAGGAGTTTCTTTTAATAATAATTTATTAAATCCACCATCAAAGTATTCAATTTTAATGTCGGCAACGTAATCTACGAAAGTACGACGGCAGTATGATTTTACTAAGTCACTGACTTTAGGTATTAAGAAATCAATTTCTGTATCTGAATTTGTGCTGGTAATTCCCATGTAAGTTTTGTATTCAGCTTTTGTTACTAAATCTGTTGCCATAAATACCTCACTTGTTTTATAAAGGCACAAAATACCTTTATAAAACAAGACCCCGAAGGGTCTTGTTAAGTCTATTACCGCTGATTAAGCAGAGTAAACTAATTTAGTAACAGCAGCACCGTAGTTGGTAGTGACTTTAACCATACCAGTACGTAAGCTAGCAACCATCACACGGCGTTGTGTTTCCACTAACTCTTGTGTGTCGATACGCAGACCGCGTTGATTACCAACGATAAAGTTGCTTGCATTCAAGCAGATGATGCCGGTAGCACCAGAAGCAGGAGCAGCAAACTCACCAGAAACTAACACGGGGCTTCCACCAATTTGACCGATTTGACCAGTCAGCAATGTAGCTTGTGTACCAACTTGGTTCATAGTTTGGAAAGTTGTGTCTTCGAGCAAGTTGTAATATGTATCGGTATTAACGATATACACAACTTCTTGAGGATCCAGACCCCAAACACCAAGACCTTTACGCAATGAACGCAAAGCAGCAACGTTAGCAACATAAGAAGCTGAAGGAGTAGAAGTAGTAGTGTTACCTGTAGAGTTGGTAGCCAAAGTAGCTAAACCAGAAACAGGATCAGAACCAGAACCAGCACCTAACAAGAAAGCCTTGTCAACAGCACGAGCAACACGACGAATCATACCATCACGGATGATTGGCATCAAAGCCAACAATGCGTCTTCTTCTTCTTCGTAAGCTGTGTACTCATTAGTAGCAACTTTATATGCATTCAAAGTAATTTCTTTGATAGCGTGTGTGGCATTTCCACCAGCAGAAGGTCCAGCAGCACCAAGGCTAGCAGGAACACCGCCAAAGCTAGCATTTTGTACCCAAGTTGCAGTACCTGCTTCTGGGTTTACTGGGATTGTCATCACGTTGGTTTGCATAGCAATGTTGCGGAAGATAGGGGCAACAACCAAACGACGACGAACTTCAGCTTCTAAGTTCAAAGAAACTTCTAATTCCCATGTAGCTGAAGGAACGTGAGCTCCGTATTTTTCAGCGTAAGCACGGCCAGTCTTAGTACCGTCAACAGATTTGCCAGACATTTTAGCTAACATAACTGCTTTTTCCTTTTCAGCATAAGACATACCGTCTTTGGCTTCTTGGAAAGACATTTTAGATTTTGTGATTGCTTCGATTTCAGAAGCTTTTTCTTTTAAAGAGGCTTCTAAACCAGCGATAACTGATTTGCTTGACTCTTCAGCAGTAGCTAAACGCTTCTCAACTTCAGCCATCAAGCGCTCGGCACCTGTGTCACCAGTAGAGATAGAAGCAACAGCGGCTTTAACGCGTGCATCTAATTCGGCTTCAGCTTTTTCAGCAGCAGCTTTTTCAGCTAATGCTTTTGCCTGTGAATCGGCGATGGCTTTTGCAGTTTGCTCAGCCGCTTTGCTAGCTGCATCAGCCAACATTTGTTCTAATTGTTTAGGATCCATTTCCCATTCCTTTTTAATTTCGCTATCTGCTTCCGTTGAGGATTCTAGCCCTTTAGCTGAATCGCTGTCGGGTGCAAACTGCATTTTGAAAGATTTAAATTCTTCGGCTGTATCAAACGCCTTAGAAAGACTAAATAGTGTATTTTGATTAGCTGGCACTGACACTACTGAAATTTCGTGTAGCTCTAGCTCTTTTACCACAAACAACTCTTTGGCTGCATCATATTCCGCATCTACGATTCGAAATCCGATACTAAATGCCGTTAAGATGCCATCTTTTACAAGATTGAACACTTCGGTAGCAGCTGAAGAAATTCTGGCTTTAACCCATAATCCTTTGCTGTCAACTCTATGTTCTACCATCCTACCAACTGGCTCGCTATGGTCATGATATGCCAAAATTACTGGATTTTTCAAATAATTTTGTATACCCTTTTTCCATACACTTGCTGGGACAATATCGCCTTGTCTATCAACATCATCAGTACTTGCGTACCCTTCAATTGTTATACTAGTTGTCTTTCCGTCGGTGGTATCGCTTTTGATAAATGAACTGTTTAAAAACAGTACTTTACTTTTATCTACCATATTACCCCTTTATTGCTGATTATCTGTGGGCCTACCACCTTTCGACGGATCAGCAGCCGAACCCGCAATATTGGCGGGTATTCTTATTTCGTCATGACCATCAATAGGTTCATAACGTAATTCTTTTCTTGCTTCATTAGCTGTAATGATGCCTGCATTGACTAATGTCGAATGGTAGGCAGCAATATCTTTTAATTCTGGTTGCATTGCCGACACTGAGCTAGTAATTGCTTCAATATCATAACCGTAATATCGTTCTAAGCTTGACGTAAATTTACGAACTACTGGCATTACTGTTTCTAAGTAAAATAACCGTAAGTTAGGTGAAATATTAGCATTATTTCCACCTGCTAATAGAATAGGCGGAATACCAATACATTGCATAATCAATTCATTGTGTGTTTTAATAGACTGATCGAAGTCCATGTCTTTGAAATTTTGATTTGATACTTGTGCAGGCTTCAATCCACTATCCAAAATAACTGGACGTTTACCGCCTTGTCGAGTTGAGTATTTTTGTAACCAATAAGCAATTGTTTTTTCTTTTGCAATCTGTGACAGCGTATTCTCGCTGGTCAACACTAAACCAAATACAGCTCCGTTATCAAAGAAGTTTTCTTGAAAGTCTTTCATTGCATACAGCGTAGCAATGGAACGTTGGGCTGCTTCAAGGCGCGAAGCGCCGCGATATATACTATGTGAATTCAAATCTCGGAAGTGAAAGACTTCCGGCTCTTTAAATTCAACCATTCCATTATAACGATAACCACGGATAAACGTTTTGGTATCAGTTAAAATTTCCACATTAGCCGCAGGTAAGTGGTACATAAATACACCATCAAAGTGTATAAATACATTACCTTCTAAGATCAAATCTGTGAAGATTGATTGACGAAATTCTTGTGTTGATTGGTACGGATTAGGACGAAAGTTAAGTAAAGTATTAAGTGACTTTTGACGAATACCGGTAACAATACCTTCATTGATTTTATCTTTGACGTCGTAATCAAGTGAACTAGCAGCGCTAACTAGCATATTAACTGAGCGATTAACCGACTCTAATTTCTGGAAAGCTTGTTGATATGTTATCTTGCTTTCGGTTGAAATCTGTGTACCCGCTGATTGAGCAATACGGGCTTGTGCTGGATTAAACTTTTCGCTTATCCAATCTGTAAATCTTGACATAGTTTTCCCTTAAGTGAACTCTGAGAAAAAACTACCAAAGCTCTTTTGGGGAATAACTGTTTCACCAGACTGTTTAGCCCGCTGGCTTTCAATCCAGTGGGCTTGTTTCGGCTCTGAACCCGGGCGTGGCGCTTTACCATAAACACTATGCAGCGCTACATGATGCCGGTTACAAAGGGTGTAAACTTGGTCA